AAGTGCAAACGCATCAAAAGCAGTTGTAGTTAATGCAGGTGGAACAGAATTAACATTTGGAGACGCAGGGTCTTCAGATATTTACGGATTTGTAAAAACGAATGGAACAGGAACTCAAAAAGAGGACTTGGTACTTCACTATACAAATGGTGCAGATAATTTATCTGTAGCAACAAATGATGGAACTCAAACAGATTTATATGATGAGAGTTTTGTCGCAAAAAGAGGACTTTCGTTTTCGGTAGCTAGTAATGGCGACCTAACAACTACAGTCTAATCAATAACAATAAATAAAAAGGAAAAACAATAATGGCAACATTAAATTTAGGAAGAATAAAGCCAGTATTCAAAGGAGCTTGGACTTCAGGTGCTTTTGTAATTGACGATATAGTTACACACGGAAACGAGTGCTTCATTTGTATACAGGCAGGTACTAATAAAGCCACGTCTGATGCTTCCTATTGGACAAAATTAGCGGCTAAAGGTACAGATGGTACAGATGTAGGTACTACAATTACAACACAGGGCGACATCTTGTTCAGAGATGGAAGTGGACTTCAAAGACTTGCAAAAGGAACTGCGGCACAACAACTTGCTATGAATAGTGGAGCAACTGCTCCTGAATGGGTAACACCATCAACAGGAAAAACTTTACAAATTGTAAGAGCAGACGCAACAGGAAATACTACTGACAGTTCAACTACAAGTGGTTGGGCGGGTTCAGCTATTGCAGATGACGGAACATCACACATAACAATTTCTTTTACACCGACAACAAATAATTCAATTATTGTTGTTCACGCAACAGCACCTTGTGGTCAAGGTGGAAATGATTTGGTTGTAGGAGCAATTTGGAGTGATACTACTTGTCGTTCTTATGTAAATAGTAATGGTAATGGTGGAGATGGTTCAGGAATAAGTCTTCACGCATCTTGGGTTTCAGGTGGAACTTCAGCACAAAGTATTCAATTTAGAGCAATGGGTGGTTGGAGTGGAAGCACTATGAACTTAGGAGATATGAGAGGAGATAGTGGCTCAACTTCTCCTTATGGAACAATGACAATACAGGAGATACAACCATAATGACTAGAAAAATAGTAAATTTTAATATTGTAGATACAGACGTAAATCCATCATCAGTTTTAATGTGGAAAAAAATTAAAATTAGTGGAAGATTTAACGCATCAACTAATACTTTTAATGTTCTTGGTATTCACGATGACAATACGGAAAGTACGATTACTTCAAACTTTCCAACTTGGAAACAAGAATATCTTGATAATTACGAAGACCCAGTTGTTGCAAGAATGAATTTAAAAGCTAGTGCTAAAGCAAAGTTAATTGCAGGAGAAGCATTAACTGAAGAAGAAGCAGATACAATAGTTTTATAATAATGAAAGACACCAACGAACTAAATATAGAAATCGAAAAGATTAAAGGTGATATAAAACTTATGAATCAGACGATAAATGTAATTAAAGATAATCATTTAGTTCACTTAGACCAAAAAATTAATACTTTAAATAGAGTAATGTGGACTGTTGGTGTTATGGTATTTGGACAACTAGTAATAGTAATAAAGAATCTAATGGTGGTTTAAATGTTCAAAATTCTAGCCACCGTATGTTTTCTTTCGGTTGGTATAGGTGAACAAAACTTATGTATGCAAGGTTGGTTACCAATGACAAAACCTATTGCAACAATTCAAGAATGTAATCAATCGATTACTGAAATTTCAGAATATATAGACCAAGATTTTAAACAACGAAGAATATCAATTTATTTACAATGCGTAAAAGAGGAGACAAATCATGTCAATATTTAATTTATTAACGTTTGGTGTAAAAACAGCAGCAAATATATACCAAACAAGAAGAGAAACAAAACAACTTGAAGCTAAAGCTGAGAGAAATCATGTAGAAAGAATGGTAAACGGTGAAGTCGAATATAAGAAAGCTATTATTGCAAGTAACGATAATGGTTGGAAAGATGAGTTCGTATTGGTTCTTATATCCGTTCCTATTATTCTATTGGCTTACTCTGTTTTCTCTGACGACCCTGACATTCGTGCTAAACTAGACATATTCTTTGAATATTTTTCTAATATGCCATTCTGGTATCAAGGATTATTCATAGGAGTAGTTGGCTCAATTTATGGTCTTAAAGGTGTAGACTTAATGAAAAGGAAATAATGAAAGTATCAGAAAATACATCAGTAGCTATGCCTATCAAAAATATGGTAGGGATAATTATTGCTGTAGCAATGGGTGTTCTTGCGTGGTCAAATATTACGGCTAGGCTAACGTCTCTAGAGACTTCTAGAGAATTAATGAATGCTGACCTATTGAAAAAATCTGAACAAACCACTACAGACCAGGAACAATTTTTATTATTAGAAGAGTTATATAAAACTGTTGAGAAATTACAAGTTACTCAAGAGCAAAATATGACAAATAAAGTAAATATAGAATTTACACAAAAACAATTAGAAAAAGCTTTGAATGATATTGAAAAATTAAAAGACAAAGTTAGAGAAAACGGAAAGGGAAGTTACCAATGATAGAGACTGTTGTAGCTTTACTTATGATTGTTAACAATGAAATTCAAGAACATAGAATACAGGCTTCTATGTCCGACTGCCTTAAAGGTAAAAGAGTTGCAATGAGACAATTAAAGAGTGGCAGTAACGTAAGGTATGAATGCTTAAAATCAAAAGCAGAAATTGAGATATACCTAGACAAAAAACATATCAAAAAACTCATATTAAAATAAAGGAGATAAAATGATAATATTCGGAAATACGCCTACGACTTGGATAAATAAAGGAAAAATATTTGTCGAGAATAACAAGAAATTAAGTATAGCAATTGCTATAGGTGTTGTTGCTATAATTATAGCAGCGATATAATGAGTAATCCTAAAGTTAATTCTTACGAAGCAAAAATTAAGAGTTTACCTAAACTTTTAGTAGATAAAGCTTACGAAATGCTTACGAGTGGTGAAAAGCTAACAGCTAGTGAACTAAAAGTTTGTTTAGACACGTGTAAAACATACGGAGTAGAAATAGATGAAGAACCTAAACAGACTATCACAGACGACTTACCATTTGATGAAAAGTAACTTTAGATGGATAGGTTTTAGTTTAGCATTTGTATCGGTATTAATCCTGTCGAGTACGAACATCAACTATCAATGGATTGGTTGGATTCTAGCAAGTATCTCAACTATGATTTGGGTTTATGCGTCTCATCAAGATAAAGACTTACCACGCAAATGTATGGAACTAATGTATTTAACATTATCGCTATACGCAGCTTACAATTGGTTTAATTATGGTTAAAAAAATTACAAAACAAACAGAGCCAAGTGTAAAAAACTTTAAAAACTTTTTATACTTAGCTTGGCAACATCTAGCCCTTCCTTCCCCAACTCCCATACAATATGATATAGCAGATTTTCTACAATCAGATAATAGAAGATTAGTTATTGAAGCTTTTAGAGGAGTAGGAAAGAGTTGGATAACTAGTGCATTCGTTTGCCACCAACTACTTATGAACCCACAAAGAAATATTCTAGTGGTATCAGCAAGTAAAAACAGAGCAGATGATTTTAGTACGTTTACACAAAGGTTAATCTCAGAAATGCCAATCTTAGAGCATTTAAAACCAAGAGATGACCAAAGACATTCTAAAATATCGTTTGATGTCGCACCTGCAAGAGCTTCACACGCACCTTCAGTTAAATCTTTAGGTATAACTTCGCAGCTCACAGGTTCACGTGCAGATTTAATTATTGCAGATGACGTAGAGTCAGCTAATAACTCTCAGACACAATTAATGAGAGATAGACTTAGTGAAACAGTCAAAGAGTTTGACGCAATTATTAAACCTGATGTTGGTCGTATTATATTCTTAGGTACACCTCAAACCGAAATGTCATTATACAATGACTTAGAGGAAAGAGGATTTAAGACTAGAATATGGACAGCGTTATATCCTACAGATATACAAACAGTTAACTTAGGGGAAAAACTTGCCCCTGTTATTAGACAACAAATTAAAGAAGACCCTAAGATTAAGGGTAAGCCTACTGACCCAAAAAGATTTGATGAAGTAGACTTAATGGAACGTGAAGCGTCTTATGGTCGTAGTGGTTTCCAACTACAGTTCATGTTAGATACGACATTATCTGATTTAGAAAAATACCCATTAAAGATTAATGACTTAATGTGTGTTTCAGGATTAGAGTCTTGGAAAGAAGCACCAGCCAAAATACAATGGGCTAGTGGGACTGACCAAATAAAGGCTATAGATAGTGAATTACCTAACGTAGGGCTTAAAGGGGACTATTGGGTAGCCCCTATGTACATGAGTCCTGAATATACTAAATTTGAAGGCTCTGTGATGTCCATAGACCCTTCAGGAAGAGGTGCAGACCGTACAGGCTATGCAGTAGTCAAAATGTTACATGGTATGCTCTATTTGACCGATTGTGGGGCTTTAGAGGGTGGTTATAGCGACATTACACTCGAAAGGCTATCAACTATCGCAAAACAGCAAGATGTTAATTATGTGGTCATTGAGAGCAACTTTGGTGATGGTATGGCTACAGCTTTATTAAAACCTATAATGGCTAAGATTCATAATTGTTCAATAGAAGAGGTCAGACATTCTAAACAGAAAGAGTTAAGAATAATTGATACTCTTGAACCTGTTATGAACCAACACAGGCTTGTAGTTTCTCAGGAATTGATTAGAGAAGATTTCCGATTACCTATAGACCACCAGTTGTTTAAACAGATGACAAGGATAACCAGGGACAAGGGTGCAATCAAGCATGATGACGCCTTGGACGCCTTATCTATCGCTGTTGCTTATTGGACAGAACGAATGGATAGAGACCAAATATTGTCATACAAAGAACACAAAGACGCCTTATTAGAGAAAGACTTAGATAAGTTTATGCAAAATGCTACAGGTAAAAAGGTAAGTAAACGCAGGTGGTTTTAATAGTACCCCTATTAGAACCAGAGGGGTTAAAGTCCCTATAAGTATATAAGGAGAACTATGAGATTACTATTAGTAATACTATTTGCTATTCTATATGGAACTACTAGTTATGCTAGTGATAGAAAGAAGGAATTTATTGATATGGTGCAAGGCTGTATTAATGAAATTGACCACACAGTACAAATACCTAATAAACTAATAATAGGTATTGCAGCTCTAGAGAGTGGCTGGGGTACTTCTAGATTTACCATAGAGGGTAACAATCTTTTCGGAATACGTACATTTGACTTAGAGAAGCCTAATATGAAACCATTAGACAACGCT